ATTTCGTCCTGCGCTGCCGAATTAAGCATTGTAAAGTCAGTGTATGTGCTCTTTAGCGCTGTCATGGCAGCACTCATTTCTTTCAATTCAACGCCATATAAACGAGTTGCCTCATAGTTGGCGGTCATTTGCTTCGCCATCTTATCGCTGGCGCCGGCAGTGCGCTTGAATGCGCTTTCTGCCTCATCAACCTGAATGGCTAGCTGAATTAACGAGTTAACGAAAGAAGTGACAAGACTCCAGCCCAAACTTTTGGCGAATTCAATTGCGCCGGCGGCACCCCCTTGGAATGCCTTTGCAACATTCTTTAGGTTCTCTACGTTAAGGACACTGTGCTTGCCGTATGCCCCAAGAATGCCGCCCATGGCCTTGCCTAGGCCTTTGGCGGCTTCGATACCCTCTTTGATGGCTTGGGTGGAGTTGGTTAGTTTCGCTAGCGTTTCTTCTTGTACATCTAGGTTGGCCTGGGCAACTTTAAGAGCCTCTAGGGCTGCCTTACTGTTCTTGTCTCCGAGGGCCACTTGTCTTTCTAAGTCTTTTATACGCGACTTTTCCACTTCAATAAGGGATTGCTGTTGAAGGATTTGTGCGTCCATAGAATCGCCCAAATTCATATATCTTTTGTGCTGCTCTTCGAGTTGTTTGGTGGTTTGCTGCTCAGCGCCGAGGAGTTCTTTAACTTTCGCGATGCGCTCGTCGAGATTCTTTACTTTTTCTTTGTCGAGTTGGGCCTGTTTCTCTTTTGCTGCAGTTATATCCTGTTGAGCTTTTGCGTCTTTCTCGTCAGCCATGATAAGTCCTCGCTATGAAGTAAATAGTTTTATAAAAAAAAAGACAAGAACTAGTCTTGTCTTTACTTCTTTGGTGCCTGGGCGCGCGGATCCGGGTTATTGTGTGCTGTGAGTGTTTGTGATTTGCCGCCGCCCTTCGAAGCCTGCTCCATCGCTTCGTTTTCTTGTTCTATTTGCTGAATTAGCCTTTGAGTAAACCATGTTCTAAGACCAACAGGCAAATTGTAAGCTTCTGTGAATGACCACCCCCCGGAATATTTTAGAAAGAAAAACTGCTCATAGATGTTTTCCATGTAATCATCGGTCAGGCCAAAAAAACTCCGCTCCCAGCGGTACCTCCATGTCCTGTGAGTATTCGCACTCGGGGCACTCAAAATATTGTTTAAGATCTATGTTCGGTGCTGCTAGCTTATAGGCCATGCGCAGATGTCGAGAATCCATTGATGGAATATTATTAATAACGTAGTTTCTTGCTTCGGCACTATCGTCTTCATTTACCGCAACGAGTAGGTTAGCCAACTGATTGGTTACATTGTGTTCTTCACCCTTTCTTTTACGGGCGTTGGTAACAGAAGAAGCAAGATTCTTTTCATCGTGACCAACAAGAAGCCTAAAACGAACGTCTATGGATGTTTTAGGCAACGTAGTTGTAAACGTGCCATCTCCATGGTCCACCAACTCAAGCTGGTGCGCATCTTCTCCTCTATAAACATTTGCTTCTCTTAAGTCAAATGTATAACGATTTATTTCGCCGCAACCTGGACAAGTTACATTTGTTGAATAATCGCTGCCGTATCCAGAAGATCTAATCGCAATAATAATTGCGTTTCTATCTCCAACAAGCAATGTATTTGGGTCAATGCTTTTATCTACAATAATGCTCTCGATAACTCTATCCAAAGCAACGCCTTTCTTAAGAAGGGTTCTGGATGTCAAAATATCCTCTTCTCTAGCGGTCATTTGCTTAAGTTCAATACAGTCTTTGTCGTGTAGCGGATGTCCTTCTGGATAAAACCTTCCTCCTGATGGAAGATCGACAAACTCTGTGGGTACGACGAATGCTAACGCCATACCACCTTTGTTATCACCTTGCATTACGTGTTGGGGGACCGGACTTGATGTGGTCTTTTTCGCTCCAACGCGACTTTTATTTCTTGACAATATACACCTCTATTTTAAAATATTAACTATTATGCGACGACGTCGGCTAATCCAAAGAACTCCGTCCCGGCGGACTTCGCGCCCGGGTTCGTGACCTTAACAGACGCCCAATCATACTTAAGAACTATTGACACCTCTGTTAGATCGTCTTCTCCGTATGCCAGGTCACCATACTTAACTTCTGAAAGGAAAGAATTGTGAAGCGTCCACGTTTCCAATTCCGCGCCGGCGCCATCGTACTGTGTGATGTTGATGGCCCCAAGTGCGCCGGCGGCAGAAGCTTTAGACATAGTGGCTGCTTTGCCTGGCGAGGACGGAGGAGCATAACCAGATTGTATCATAATATCAGAAAAAGTAGCGGTTGTATCTGGGTTAACGGGATCAACCAATGTCATGGTCACGTCATTCCAAGTAACTGATCCGGGATAGTAAAATGTATGATTTAAATACTTGTGCTCTGCGGCTGCAATGGTGAAACTTGGCTTTGATACAGTCTTTGCATACCAAAGTAGAGTCGGGTCTGTGCCATTAGTTAAACCGCCGAATTGCACTTGCCATCTAAATTTTCTTTTTGGATCTTTGAGGGTGGTGACTGTTGTATCTGCAAAATCGGTTGTCCAGAATGACATTGTTTGGGTACTCCTGTTATGTACGTTCTATTTTAAATAGTATCTTGTTTTCTTTTTTAATCGTTAAATCCTACACCAGTTCGGGTAACAACGAAGTCAAGCGCAATAAATTCAATCGCGCGGGCAGGTTGTATCTTAATCTTGGCATATAAAATGTTCTGATCGATGAGCCAGTCTTGATCTGTTTGACCGGTAACTGCGAGGAGTTCCTCCGGAACATCCGCCTCTTCCTGTACAGCTAGCTCATAATTTGTAATACCGTGTTGGATCAGAATATTGGATAAGAACGGCTCCACGAGACCTCGGAAGTTGTTCCATGTAGCCTCTACGTTCTGCTCGAATATAACATTATTAGCAAGGACTGCAATCGACTTCTTAACATAGTTCATGAGCCTTCGGACATTAATTCTATCCAATGCTGACGAAACGCCCTGCAGCGTCTTCTGGCCAAAAACCACAATTCCGCTTCCCGGGAAGGAAGCAATCGGGTTGATGCCGGCCGCGTAAAGAGTATCTCTCTGATCGGATGTCAACCTTTCGCTGACAGCCACCACTGGAATGTTGGCTGCGCCGTCGGTGAGTCCGCCGCGGTTGAAACCGGCCGGAGCATACCAAAGCTTTGTTCTTTTCTCTGAGCTAGCTATGACGCCGGCCATGGCGACAGAAGGTGGCACCCACACAAGCTGTCCTGAGTTCGCATCGCGGGTTTGAACCCATGGATAGAACGTGCAACCGTAGCTGGTATTTTGTGGTGCACCGGCCCCTCTGTTGTTGGCCACCGCAGTCGGTGTTGTTCCAATTCGACTTGACTTATCTGCATAATAGATCTCGTGGGACGGAATATAGACATTCGGGAGGTCAATTATGCCCAACGAATCGCCGCGGAGCGTACATACTTCGTTAATTTTGTTATTTAGGCCCTCGTTTGTGAGGCCCGGGGCAAGCAGCATGTTCATGTCAATTTCCTCAGCCTGTCTGGTCAGAGAAATGGCCTTATTCCACGTATAATAAATGGAACTGCCTGCTTCAGTGCTAGTACCAATTCCATTGTTATACATCGGATCCGGCACACGAATATTAAAGCCGTCGGAGCCGCCCCAGAAGGGAACAGTAAACTTGTTATAACCAGCATCTAGAAGACTCTTATAAGTATTGGAGCCTGTGGCAGTGTAGCTTGTGCCGTCCACTCTGGAGCCGGATCTATGGAAATAGTTACTGCCGCTGGCTGCGACACTGCTGTTAACAACGTCATCCAGTGTAAAGATATATGCATATGAATCGATGCCGGTGATCGCGCTTCCGACCGGGTTATCCCCGAATCCTTTATAAAGCATTCTATGTACATCGGCACAACTTGCGTCATGACGTGTACTAGTAGCTGTCCGAGTGGTTTGCATTCCAAAGTATGCGCGCGTGGGTTCACTTAGGCCACCATCAGAAGCAGAGTTACGAATTCTCACGGACGGGAACTTCATCGAGCATGTGAGGTTAATTGAGGCGCCTTCACCCCAAGCTATGGCGGACGAAAGCGGTGATTCACCTACTGCCTTAAGACCTGTGTCTGGCAAATATCCATCCACAATGATAAACTTATTGCCCAGGGGGTTTGAGCCAGTTGTTGCCCGGGCATATGAACCAGAAAACGTCGCATCTTTGTATTTCGGAGGACCGAAATATCCCCATGGCAGAAGCGTCTCAAGTCCGCCTGCGCCGGCATCAATATCGGCGTTTATGTCCATCCTAATATATTTAGATGTGTTGGGCCTCTCTCCGACGGAGACTAGGCGTGGGGATTCATATGTGGTTGTGTCCCACTTCCAATATCTGTCACCAATTTGACGCCCAATATAGTTGGGTGACCTTGGATTAAGGTTAAGATTATCAAATCTTTCTACAACTTGTACATCATTATCTGTATCACCAAGCTTTCTGAGTACAAGAGAAAATGTCCCATAAGGGTCGGACGTAGTTTGTGACTGCTTAAGTCTCTCAATTGAGACCTTGAGGTTTCTCTGTGTCCATTCGCCGTGGCCGCGGTCGAGAGCGCGAAAAAGCTGTTGTGCGTCCTCGGCCTTAAAGCTTGTGGCTTCTCCCTGGTCCTGGCCAATTATCCAACTAGTCCGAGCCGTCGAACCTGCCGTCAAGGCGCCTTGGCCGAGCATGTTTGCGGGAGTTTCATTGTCAGAGGAACCACTTAGCTGAACGCCAGCGATCACACCAACAAGATTGCCGCTAGTTAAAGACCCGTCTCTTAGCTCCTGCTCGTAAGTCTCTCCTAACCAATAATCTCTTTCAGATGTAGTAGAATAGAAGTTGCCGTCAACCCTCAATTGTGGGTTGGTGTTAAACTTCTTTCTAACAAAATCTTCGCTGGTATCATCAAAGTTAAAGGCAATCGTTTCGCCGCGGCCGTTCGAGCCACTGATGACAACCTTAAACCTACCATTGTCATCAGAGTTAATCAAAGTGGCGGATCCGGTTATATCGGCGGGGTCTGTGGCGCTAGATGTTCCAAAAAGACGTCCTCTAAGAGAAATTGAACCGCCATCCAAGTACCATACGGCAGCTAACCGGAAGGAGTTGGAGCCTGTAAATGCGAATTCGATTGTCTCCGCATCGAATGAGGCCGAAGGGGCCACCCAAAGACCAATGGCTCCGCCGCGCGTGCCTTCATTTGCAGTTAATAGGTTGTCAGTTTTCCAACCAGCCTGCGGGTCGTCTCCAGATTCTTTCTCGCCGCCGTACTCTTCTCCCAAAAGTCTAATATATGTTAGCGGGGCTATGTTGGCCTTTAGATACGCTTTGGCTGCATAAGTACCATACATCGGTGACTGGCCGCTGTTTCCCAAGCGGTAAACATCACCACCCCTGAAACCAGGAACCGTGTCTCCAAAATTAGAAACAAATTGTTCCCATGACTTTACTTTAATTGGTACCATGGCCGGCCCTTTGCTAGCTCGGCCGATCATTACAGCGCCTATGGCATCTGCTGCTGCCGGCATCTGAGAATTGTCTGTTTCAATAACTTGAACGCCCGGCGCGCTGTCCCGGCTCATGAATTTAAAGCTGCTTATGCCCATTTTTTTTGGTTCCTTATGTTTGCTGGGGTTCTATTAATTTATAGACCAAATTATCCCTGCGATCATCTTTAAATAGTATTTCGGAATTCAAAAGTCTCTAAAAATCCGGAACTATATCAACAAACGGGCAAATGTTTCCGGAAGTGTTTTTTTTTGCGAATAAACTGCCCCTATTGTCTATGTGGCAGTACTATCTCCGGGGAATGCATCTACGAGCGATTCGCTTGGATATGTTATTACCACTGCATTTTCATCGATTCTTACTAATCGGCGATCATCGTTAGGGCCTTCTCCTATCAGATAGCCTAATATTCTAATTGTAAACTCAGTTGTAAACATACGCGAATCTTCACCTAAGTCATTAACATTATTATTATGACTGAAATCTTTATTAATAAAAGCTTCATACATGTGCCCATTTCGTCTTAAAATAAAAGAGTTAATCTGGCCGGTGCGCACCATAAATGGTGTTAATAAATCGTTCATCTGTTGTTGATATTCGCTTTTAATTGATATTTTATATTCAGCGTTCACATATATTGGAATTGGAATAGAAAGATATTGAATAACGTACTTGCTATTGACTCTTGGGTACCAAGGCGGACCTTCGGCACCTTTTGGGCTGTTTCTAATATTGCCAACAACAGCAAAATTTCTTGTTTTATCAGGAACTATTCGTTTGGCCACAACCATTCTTCCCGAACGCCCATTGTGTTTATCTGAATATGTGTGAGCCTGGTAGCCACCCTTTTTTGTTGGGTCCTTGGTAATGCCGGTCCTTTCAATACTCAAAAGCGGCATTTTCAATGCGCCACCATCATCACGAAGAGTTTTGTCGTTTTTAATTTGATATGCGCGTTCTGGTGTCTGCCACAAAACTGGGACATTCATAATTCCTTCGTTGGTGTTCGATCTTAGTTTTATATTCTCTTTTAGCCATGAAACTATAGAATAATCTATATTCTCAATATCGGAGGCTAATATCCCTAATTCTTGTAAGGTACCAGATTTAGCGCCACGTGGCAGCATTGCAAAATCAAAATTATTAGGTAGCATCGAATAGTCCCTTCCTTGCTCGTCTGCATCTCGCAGAAATCTCAAAACCGTGATGAACTTGACCAAAAAGTTTTGTGTCTTCGCTCAATTTAACTATCTCGTAATAATAATCTCCATACAAAACAAAGTCTCCTTCACGAACAAACATGTTTTGATCCTCTTCTAATCTTCTTTTATGAAAATGCACATTAATTTCCCAACTTTTGTCTATTCCTGCTCCGGCCATGTATTCCGTTGCTAATTCCGTAAACTCAACCAGCGCAAAAACCCTAACAGGGGGTAGATATGTCTTTTCTATAGCTTCGCCATACATATCATGGAAATCTGTTGTTTCCATGTCTATGGGATAATAAAGAATCTGCTGTCCGATGACTTTTTCAATAAGTTCATCATTGACTTGCTTTACGAGATCTCGCTCTTTCTTGCCAAAAAATAGCGGTGGTGGCGGGGTTGCTGGTTTG